GCTTCGATGCCGTCTAGCTTAGACTCGTCAGCATCTGTAAACGCATTCGTGTCTGCATTGCTTTCGTAAGCGGTTTTAATCTCAGCAGCAGTCTGGTCTGCGGTAGCCCCAGACTCGATGCCATCTAACTTACTTCCGTCAGTAGCGACATCACGCCCATCAAAAGTAGAGTTGGTAGTTATAGCGCCTGTCATGGCTCCACCAGATAACGGTAATGCTATGCCAGTGACGCTAGTGCTAAATGTCGCAGATGCAGATTGATTAGAACTGTTACCAAGAAAGAACTTGCCATCATCAAGATTAGGGGTTGCGTTAGTACGTCCTGCACCCATCACTTTTATAGAACCTGCCGAAGCGTGAGAGCGCGTTACTTTAGCAATCTTTTGAAGCTGAGATGCTTCCCCAGTTGGAGCAGTAGTTGATAACGTCCCTGTGTCTGATATATAAAGTTCGTCACCTTCACTAAAAGCAGACGTATCTAAACTAGACAATGTTCCGAAAGTTACGACAGAGCAGTTAGCATTAATGGAAACTGTTGCATCTACAATACCAAAGCATGGCATCTTGTTCGCATCATTTGCATCAGCTTTACTAACGACTGTTTGATTGCCGCTAATGCCTGAAATATATACTGGGTCGCCTTTAGTTAATGCTTCGCCTGCTTTAGCTTGAAAAAGAACCGCGCCAGTAATGTCACCAGAAAACCCAGTAGATGCAACGTCACCTGTAAAGGTTGCGCCAGAAAGCTCGGCCTTATCGGTATTGAGATTGGTGAAGTTTGCGTCAACTTCGTTATTAGTAAGGGGCGAGCCTTTGCCTGCCCGTGTAGTAATAGTAGACATAGGTAGCCCCTTCTAATTAAGATGCAGTAAGTGTAATAGTCCAAGTCACTGACATAGTGTCGTCAGCTTGCTTATTGACCACTGGGAAAATAACGTGGCAAAGCATAGTGCCAGAGCTTGCAGCGTTAAAGATGCCTGCCTCTGTAACCGCACCAGTGCCTTCACCAGCTTCGAAAGATGAAACATAAGCAATGGTATTGCTAGAAGCTGTAGTGCTGTCTAACGCTTCCCTAGAGCCTAGAATCGACTCCAGATCAGTATCACCAGCAGCCGCAGCAGTAGTACCGCTACCCAGTGCCATGTGAGACATAACATTAGCAGAAGCATCAGCCATGCGTGAGCAAATGTAGGTAAGACCTGCACTTACTACCAAGTTGTTAATTTCACGGCTTTCTTTAACCTTGCCGTCCTTATCTTTCAGAACTATCGCAACATCACCGCGTAGTTTTAAGTCATCATTAATCATAAATCACCTGTTAAAAGGATTGAGTGTAGCCGACATAATCTTCGGCAAAGTAATCGAAAGAGCAATAGCCCTGACCGCGCATCGAACCAGAATCGGATGCTCCCATTGTATCACTTATACCCCTAGTACTGGAATAAGCGAATAGATCAACGAGAGTTGTCAAGTCGGATCGAACTTTTACAAAGGTCATTTCTTGGTCATCATCTGCGGTGGCTTCACCGTCCAGATCATCTGTGACACCAGTGACCTCATCTATAAACTTGTGGAAGTCCATTACCTGGTCTTCAGCAACCAGGGAAGAGTCAGAGAGTATTTTGCTGGGCGAGAATACAGCTAAATCTGTCATAACCGTGGCATCAGCTAGACTCTTGCCGAAAGTCACCGATTCATCGTCAGTAAATGCACTAGCATCTGCAAATATCTTGCCAGGCTCAAGGCTAATAGACTCAGCAGCAGTAAACGCATCCGTATGCGATCTGTTAAATGCTGTCTGTATGTCGATGCTCTCAGCTACACTTGGCGACTCAGTCAGTAGCTTGCCAATACCCAGGGTATCTATCTGATCAGCTAATGACCCGGCATCACTGTGCGACTTGCCTATGCCAAATACAGCAGAGTCAGCAGTAGAAGATGAGTCAGACTCAATCTTCCCGGTACCCATAGCAGTCAGGTCAGTTACAGCCTGGGAATCGGCAATAGACTTACCTACGGACTTAGCTTGTACATCAGACAGCCCCAAAGCGTCAGCAAAAAACCTGAATATAAGAAAGTCGCCAAAGTTTATAGTGGCAACGGCCTTCTTAAAGCCTATATCGGCTACGGCTTTCTTAAACGCTATGGCAGCTTTTATCATGCAAAGTCTTCCCGGATGTAAAACTCTAGTATCTCAAATACTGTTTCTACCTTGCCGCTGGAATAAGTAATCTCAATCTCGCCCTGGTAATAACCTTCATTAATGTTTAGCTGGGTGCCTGAGAATGAGAACACTGCAATGCCGTCCTCAAAGTTATCTCCGACATCAGCAGCAGCCAGGGTGAATAGAGTCGCAGTAGTATCCTTTGCCCTAAACTTTAAGGCGCAAGAACCACCAGAAAAGTCTATAACACTGCCATCATCCGCTCTTTTTATAACGGCTTGTATTTGCGGGGCCTGATCGCCCTGCACTAGTTGATAAGTCATCTCATTACTCCGGCTCAGTTGGCCATATTATATCATCTAAAGAGGTTGCTTCAGAGTGTGTTTCTGGTATGTCGCGAAGGGCTTGCCTATACGTTGTCCACTCAGCCTTCTTTGCATCTGTAAGCTGGGCATCGGGCATTTGCGTCCAATCACAAGAAAAGAGCTTAATATCTCGGCTGCCTCTTACATCGCTCCAAAACAATACACCACTAAACACCCACGCTGAATCTATCCACTCATGGTATACGGAAGGCTGCGCGCCTCTAGTCTGCCAGCCATCGCTCCAATACCAAGTGCTTATGACATCTTGATCATTAGACTCATGGCTAATATGCCTAGCTACGCAGCCATTGTATGACTGTCCATCAACATACATATCGTCAACAGCAGGACTGATCGTATATGCGACCTGACCGTCTGACTTAACCATCGCTACTTTTATCATGTCAGTATTCCAATTAGATTTGTCTTGAAGCCCCCACCAAATGAACCGCTTGGACTTGGCGCTGCATTAGTGACTGGCGTTATTTTCCCAGCTATTGTCTTTGCAGTGAAGTCAAACTCCTGAAAGAACGAGTATATTATTGAGAAGTTAGGATAACCCTGCGGACTTCTACCAACATAGTTTTTACCGCTCATCAACGTATAAATTCCGCTCATAGACCCAACAGTAAAAGATGTTGGAGTAGTTGACGTTGACGATAGGTCATCAAACGATACAGCAGAAACCCTAAGATTAGAGTTATTAGAGCTGTAAGCCTGCTCACCATTAGCCTTGTAAACATTTAAGCCGTGATCTGGAGAGGTATTAGTCGGCATGTCTCTTGATCGAACGCCGATAAAGTAATCAATGCTAAAGCTAGAACTGGCCTGCCAAGGGGCAAAGAAAGCAAACCCATCCGAATATACTGCTAATGTTATCTGTCTAGTAAATGTTTGTGCATTAGGCTTGGCAAATATCAGGTAATCAGTTGGCGTATTAGCAGGAAATGAAACCTTGTTAAGAGTTTGCGTCCCAGCAGAATTAACATAGCTTCTAGTTACAGAGCCACTAGCATATGACGATATGTTGTCATAAGTTGCGTCAATCTGTGTAAATCCTGATTGATTTTTAACCAGTATACCGTAGCTCATATCCTAAACACCTGCACGTTATAAGTGCCAGCGTTATTGCTGTCAGTATTAGTTACGGTAAACTGATTAGTGCCGATACTAAGGTCTAAAAAAAGATTGCTTCCCTGAGTCTCATTAAGGCCCCAAGTGCCATCATTAGTCAGCCCAGAGACAGATACATTAGTCGATGCACTTGCTGCGACTGATCCAGTATAAAAAGCCACATATCGAAACTCTCTATCAGTCGTATCTAGCCTGATATTAGAGCTTGCGTCATATACCTTTAAACCATAAGCCATTAGGAAAGGTCACCAAGTTGAACGCGAAGCGTTGATCCTTCGTAAATCTTTATAACGTCCGACTCTATCTCCATCCTTGACCCGCTTGCAGCAGACTTAATGCTGATCCCTGCGCTTGCAGTTCCTGCTATGTTTACCTGACTAACATCAATAGTACCTGTCTTTAACAGGCCGCCATTGATAGTAGTGATCTCAGTGCTAGACGCATCAGCAAGCTCACTGTTTAGGTTTGTAAATGTGACCAATCCATCAAACTGAAAGCTGGCAAATGGCGTTCCAAACGTAAGAGTCTGTGTGCCGCCCAGCGTAGCTTCTGTAACATAATAACTGGTAGCCCAATACTTAGCGTCACCCCCAGTATTAGTTGGCGGGGTTCTCGACCAGTTAGCAGTCAGACCACCAAAAGCTCCAGTTCCAAAGTTGTACGATGTTGCCGATGGGCTTGATGGGGCATTAGCAGATGACAACAAGTAGTAAACATAACCAGCAGCATTTCTAGGGCCAGCAGCTCCTGTAATACTTTGCCCATCTTCTCCGTTCTGCACAAATAGAACAGGCGCAGTCCACGATAAGCTAGAGTCAGTACCAGTCGCCCCGCTAATTTGTGCTTTAGTCGTCGATATATAAACAGGATCGGTGCCGCTTGGTATCGCCTCAGACCAGCCAGATGGCGCAGTAATCGTATTAGTGGTGAAGTTATAAGAGCCGCCAGACGGTGCGCTAGGCGCACTTGAAGCCCTTTTGTGAACAGCAAACGTGAACGTACTAAGACCATCAGTTCCGTCAGTTCCATTTTCCGCAATAACCACGGGGGTTGACCACGTTCCCGCTGTAACCGTACCTGTATCACCAGATATAGAGAATTGGAATGTCGCCTCGTAAATCGGATCAGTTCCCGAAGGTATACTGATATACCACCCGCTAGGGGGTGTAAGTACGTTAGTTCCAAAGTTAAACGTACCGCCTGTTGGAGTAGATGGTGTGCTAGTAGCCCTCTTAAAGATCGGAGCCGTAAAGGTAGACTTGCCGTCACTACCAGAAATAGCAGCAGCATTAGTAGTAGCTGAAACCTCAGCGGTAAACGCAGACTTATTTCCGCTGTAATCGACAGACTTAAACTTGTAGTAGAAAGTGGTTGCATCAGCTAGTCCGCCATTCAGGAACTCAGCATTAGCACCAAAGCCACCCCCTACAGTGGCAACCTCAGAGAACGATCCGCCAGAAGATGTGGCCCTGTAGACCTCTACATTAGAGAAGTCCTTATCCGATGGGTTAGTCCATTCAAGACTGATTGATTTGTAACCAGCGGTTGCTGATATAGATGTCGGCAAAGCGGGAGCAGTAGTATCTCCGACAGAGCCTTGGTTAGCATATACAAACTCACTCTTAACACCCAATGAGTTGATTGATCTAACTCGCGTATAGTAGGTAGCCCCTGCCTCAACTGGAGAGATTCTATAAAGCGTATCGTCAGTTACCACAGACTGGAATGTGCTGTTATCTGTAGACCACTGTACGTCATACTGGCTGACAAACGAGTCAGTACTTGCTGTCCACGAAACAACCATAGAGGTAACGATGGTTCCGTCTAAAGCAACGCTCGTCTCTGCGTTCGCCTGTAGCCCAGTAGGCGGCACAACAGTAAACGGATCAGGCAGTTCAGTATCCGGGTATACGGTCTGCTGTGCAGCAAGATCATAGGTATAGATGGTAGAGTCATACTCAAGAAGGTTAACTGAGCAGGTTCCGTCATAGTTCATTGCAATGGTTTCTACCTGGAAGGGCTTTGCGCTCCATCCTGGCGTAGAATGCGTTACTGTGACCACATCCCCTACAGTAAGCTGTAACGCCTCGCTAGTGGCCTGGAATGACGTTCTAAGGGCATTCCTAGACCGTTTCACGATAACCCTAGCTAAGTCCCTGGCGGCATAGTAGTTAGTCACTGTATCGAGAGTGACCTCTTCTACAAGCAGGGTTCCGTTATCCTCTGCAAGCAAAGCCGTCTCTTCACTCGATCCACCGGCAGGCCACACCGCTTGGTCGGGCTGGTAGTCAACGTCTGGGTTAGCGAACTTAACTAATACTCGGTTAAACTTATTCTCTTTGGTTTCTCCGGCTATAGCTATGCCGCCGACAATAGTCTCTTGATCAAATGCAAAAACACTAGACCGAGACTTATCAATGATAAGGCCATATTTGCCCTGACTGTACGGCAGAAAGCCGCGACAGCCCATTAGCATCTTTTCTATATTGTCGAACAGGGTCTCATCTGTCT